GGTCGTTACTTATCGCCGACAGTTTGGATGATTTCTTTTGTGGCAAGTCTCTGAGTACACAATTGGGGAACGTTACACAGTTCTTTAGTAGCACCGTGCAACACAGAGGTCTTGACAATGACAACAAAAGTCTCTTCCGAACGTCCTACACAATTCCTTTTAACTACTATGGAAAGTAAAATATGGCCCATATTAGCGCTATCGGTGCTGGTGTATTCTCTGATCTGTCGGTGGCTACACCTACCACTGAGTTGTCTACGGCGGCTTTGTCTGCCTTGGATTCTGCGGCAGAATTTACTCCCTTGTTCGCTACTGAGATTGCCTCTGTAGGTGGTGTTCGCGCCGCTGGCACATTTGTGCGTATCAAGAATATTCGTGAGTTTCCAACTATGGGTACTCCTCCGAATATCGTTAACGTACCTGTTTACGGCTCGAAAACTTCTCAGCAGATCCAGGGTCAAGCAGATTCTCCGTCCATGGAAATTACCATGAACTTCTTGGCCGCTGAATGGGCTAAAGAGTCTGGTAACATTCTGGGTAGCATGGTAGGCGATGGTGTTCAACGTGTATTCCGCTTTACTCTGATGAATGCTGAGCCGACCGGTACTGGTAACGACAAGTATGCATCGGCTACTGCCGGTGTTGGTACTGTTCAAAACAGTCAATACTTCTGGATCGGTAAGGTTGAAGCACTGCAGGTTGCACCGCAACTGACCGATGCAAATACTGCAACCGTGACCATCACCATCCAGTCGGCGTTCTACGGGGCTTACACCTCGACCTAATGATGTAAGGGAAATAACTTTGGATCCGTTATTTTAAATGAGCTTGGGCCACAAACACAAGCCGTCCCTAATCTTTGAAAGAAAATATGAGTACACGGCCATTTAATCAGGGCTTTGTGTTGCGTGCAACAGCGCGACATATGCGTCGTTGTATCGATATCAGCATTCGCAAAACGTTTGAACGTGTAGTGGAGTTTGCTGACGATCCGGCGAAATCGAGAGAAGTATTTCAGACGTTGTCCAATCTGCATGTAATGCGTAAGCAACTGGATGATTTCCAAGAGCAAAACGCAGCAGACTTTAAGGCGTAATCATGCAAGTTCCAAAAATCGAAAAGGGTAATAAAATGGCGGGTATTCGCGCATTGGTAGGTAAACGTGTTCATAAACAATTTCGTTTCATGGGCGAAGATGTTACCATCTACAAGCTGAGCGTAGCACAGGTTATGGAAATTCAAGCCTCCGCAAAAGCAGCTGAAGGCAAAGATGACGAAGGTTTCGAAGTCTTGAAGACAGTTCTGCGTACCGGCGTAGAAGGCGGCAATGAGCTGACCGATTCCGATTTCGATGGTTTCCCGTTGGAAGAACTGTCCAAGCTGTCCGCTGAAGTTATGAAATTCTCGGGCATCGGTCAAGACCAGGGAAAATAACGCTTACAGATGACGAGCTGGCTGTATACGAGCTGGCCTTTCATCTGAAGATGCTTGTCTCCGACTTGGTAGAGAAGATGCCCTATGAAGAGTTTCTAGGGTGGATGAACTACTTTGAACGGAGACCGATTGACTGGCGGGATGATGATAGATGCTCTAAGCTATTGGCAGCTCAGGGTGTAAAAGAGAAACCTACTGCATTGTTCCCTTCATTACAGGCTGTATACGCTCCCACGACTAACGCTCAGGGGACGAACATGGGCACCCTCAAAGGTTCTAAGATGTTCAGCATGATGTTGGCAGCAAAAGGAGGCGACAAATTAAATCTAGACTGACAATTGATCTTCGCAAAGAGGCTAGCAAGATCATCAACGAGAAAAGTGCGACGATTGTCGACAGACTCATTACCAATCTTGCTGCGAACACACCTATCGATACAGGTGAGGCTCGCGCCGGTTGGAAAAGAGAAGGCACTACAATCGTCAATACTGTTCCTCATATTTCCCGCCTAAATGAAGGCAGCTCTAAACAAGCCCCTGCATATTTTATTGAAAGTACCGTTTTGAAACAGGATGGAATTACTCCATCGGGTACAATCGTGAGATATACATAGGAGGTACCCGCTAGATTTCTCTAGCGGGTTTAATTCGCCCTTTAAAGGAAAGATATGTCTGGTATCATTATTGATGTAGACACACGATCTGCGAAGAGTGAAAGCAGCCTAAATTCACTCAATAACAGTCTATCCGATATTATTAAGAATGCGGACAAGACTAACAAGTCGCTTAACGGCTTGTCAGGAAACAGCCTATCTGAACTGTCGCGAAAGACAAGAAGTGCAAGTGACTCCGCTAAGGCATTTGGCACTGAAGGCACTGCTTCGTTCAGACGTGTATCAAATGAGGCCGCAAACACTGCCAGCGTAATTGACTCTATCAAGAGTGCTGTTGTAGGACTGACCGCCTCTTTCGCAGCATTTACTGCAGTGAACGGCTTCAACAAGGCCGCTGACCAACTTACAAATCTGAATAACCGTTTGCAACTGGTTGCAAAGTCCTCTGAAGAAGTATTCCAACTGCAACGACGGATCTCAGAAGTCGCACGTGAGACGCGGGGTAATGTTCAGAATACCGCAAGCACCTACGTGTCGCTTTCAGATGCGCTGAAAAAGTCAAATGTCGCGCATGAAGAGCACTTCGAGATCCTGGGTACGCTGAACAAGGCTGCGGCTCTGTCTGGTAGTACGGTCGAAGGCTTGAACGGTGCATTCTTGCAGCTTACTCAGGGTCTTAGTTCGGGTACTCTGCGTGGTGAAGAACTCAACTCGGTACTGGAACAGTTCCCTTACTTAGGTAAGGCGATGCGTGAAACGCTGAATCAGACTACGGGCGAGCTTCGTGCATTTGCAGAACAAGGCAAGCTTACTGATAAGGTAATGGTAGATGTATTCAAGAATATGGCAGGCAAAACCGCTGCAGACTTCGCGAAGACATCTCTTACGGTAGAACAAGCGTCTAGCCAGATTCGACAATCCGCTTCATTGATGTTTGGCGATCTGAATAAACACTTCGGATTTGCTGATAGGTTTGCCCGAAACTTGTCGACTGTGTCGGGAGCGATGCAAGGTTTTGGTGATAAGATTGTCATCAATTCTATCGATATCAAACGCTCTATTACTAACGCTATCAACCAATTTAGTCTCTTTGATGCTGTTCAGTTGACTATACGTACTATGGTCAACCTCGACATATCGCCATTAGACGCCGTTAGTAAGTACAGAGAGTACAAGAAGATCAAGCAGTACATGGATGGGTTTAAAGGCCTGTTCTCGCAGAAGCTGGACGTAAAAGCAGAAGCTCCAGAAGTAAAGATTGGAGAGATTGATGCTGATTTCAGCAAGGTAGATTCCGGCGCGCGTACTCTGAAAGAGACGTTGTTCGACCTTGGTAGAGTTGCCTTCGGTGGATTCGAAGCAGTAAGAATTACGTTTGAGAATTTGGTTAGTCTTATTCCTCGTTTCCAAATCCCTGTGATGGGTTTGGCGACGTCTTTGATGACATCGTTCAAGAGTATCGCAGCTTCCGCATCAGCCGCAACATACGACAGCATGATGCCATTTGCGAGATCTATAGAGGGTATCTATGAGAATCTCACACTCTTCATGTTTGATGACACTGCGCTGGAGAGACGTTGGGTAGACCTCTTCAAATCTGACTCTCTGAAGGAGTTCGCTGATAATCTGCGTGCTCTGAATGATGAACGTCAGAGTGGAAAGCTTGATGACCTCGCACATAACTTTCTACAGATCAAACGCTCGATCGAGGAAACGTTCATACCTGTCCGAAACTTGCTGGTATCTTTGGGCATCCTTGACAACCAACTGTTGAAACTTCGCGACTCTAAATCTGACCGTATCGTAAAGTACTTCTCTAATATCAAAGATGTAGTCGTACGTGTCTACAAGGATGTCTTTGCGACAACCGTAGAACCTATCGCGAAGAAAGTGATGTACAATATCGGCGCGATATACGAAACGGTTGCTGATGCTTTCCAAGATACGTTCAGTATAAGTAACGGTGAAGCACTTGGCACTAACGTGGTTAAGGGGTTTGCCCAGGCGTTCAATATCCTACGTAGTGTTATTAAGTCCGTGTTTGACGTTAGCCTGCTCGACGGACTTTTCTCAGAGTCGTTGTTTGACAAATTCATCGGAAAAGTAAGTGATGTATTCTCACAACTTGGCAAGTTCTTCAAGGGCTTCGTTGTCGGGATGGCAACCACTATTCGTTCAACGTTCTCCAGCGGTTCAATATTCTCTGCCATTGATGATTTTGAAGATAAAATTGACCGTAAGTTTTTGGCATTGTTCTCGCGTACCGCAGAGACCGCAAACGATCTCCTGAATTCGATCAACCTTCATAAGATTCGTTATGCTTTCGACTTCGATACTTCTTCTCTCGACAAGGCTGCGCATTACGTCATTTTGATGTTTGAACAGATGGTCAGACTCTCTTGGAAGCCATTGGCGGCTCTGGAGCTGATGATCAAGAGATTCTGCGAACGCGTAAAGGACTATTTCTTTGATGTGTATGATGCGGTTGTGGGGCATTCCTACTGGCCGGATATGATTGATGGTGTAGTAAATTACACAGATAATCTGTTCAAGTCTGAGAGTACGGTTAAGCGATTTGCTAAAGGTATCAAGAATGTCTTTGCAGATCTCTACCAAAGTATGCTTGCGCTTGGTGACAAGACGGGCGGTGTCTTCGGTGAGTTTACTGACGCACTTGCCGGTACAGACTGGGCTGCTGCTTCTTCCAAGCTTGCCGCGAATCTTTCGTCT